AACGCCCGACTATTTGCTGGCTGTTGGTCAGCGAGAGTTAGACTTTGCTCGTCGTACGATTGAGAGTGTCGACCCTACGGCACCTCAGATAGATATGGCGTTGAGTGCACTTGAGAATATCTATACAGTTGTTGAGTTTTATGATCGTAGTCGTGAGATACTCAAAGACCCGTTACTGAAGGATATAGCTACTGAGTTACGTCGTGAAGCTTCTGAGCTGCGTGATAACTACTTAGAAAAAGCTAGGGTCATACTTCGAGAAGAGGCAACGAATGAAGGCATTAATGTTAATGCTGATACGTTTGAGGAATTGCAGTCGGTGGGTTGGATATCATCACGGTTTATGGATGCTAGCCGTCAGGGGCGGGCAGAGTTAAACTTCTTAGATAAGATTGTACGTGATGCTGCACAGAAGCAGCGTACGGCATTTAATACTCGTGCGAAACGGTATATGGATGTAAGTAAGAAGTTTAAGGAAACCAATTACTTTAAAGAGCACAGTTGGAATGGTATGGTAGAATTGGATGCAGATGGCAATCCTACGCCTAATATCATTACGATGCTGAGTGGTGCGTATACTGCGGAAGTGTCTCGTAAGCGTGCAGAGCTAGGTAATACAAAAGCTTTCTTTGATTGGAAGAATAGTGTAACTGAGCGAATGGATATTAATGCACTGTTTGATTACAGTGGTACGTCAGTAGTACGGAAGAACAATCCTAAGTATGTACAATACCTAGAAAATAAGTTTGGTAAGGCTGGTGCTACGGAGTTCATCCGGCAGCAGGAGGCATTGCTAGAAAGCTTTATCGACCACCGCATTAGCGAGTTTGATACTTTTGACTTGACGTTAGAGGCAGAAGGAGCAGCAGCAGCTAAGGAATTATGGTTGAGTAAGTTCGATCCGGCAAATGCATATTTACGTTCGCAGGGCAAGATGAAGGGTATCAAGGGCGGAACCAGTCAGTATTTGAAAGACATGCCTTTGCGTACTATAAAGGGTAAAGCGACAGGATATTATGATGCACGGTTTGACCAGCTTCAATCTGAACCTGCGGCATTGGAGTTTTATAACGACTACCGCCAGCAGATGAAAGAAATGATGGCGATGTTGCCTGCCCATAAGATGACACGGGATGCGCACCTTGCACAAGTTGGGTTGTTTATACCAGCTATTGCCAAGAGTTTGACAAACGACTTGTTTACTCCAGGTGGATTCTTAGATGCTGTAGGCCGTATACCGGACTCATTGCGTGGAGCGTTGACTATTGACCCTCAGTATGACGTCAATAAACTGATAGATCCTGTAACTGGAAAACCGCGTCAGGAACTGCCTACGTACTTTATGGGACAGATAGATCCTAATGAGCAGGATTATGATTTGGATCGTACGTTCTTGGCGTTTGCTATGATGGCGACTACCTACGATAGTAAGAATGCTATTGAGGATAAGGTACGTATGACAAAGACCGTAATGTCTAATGCATCAGTTAAGAGTGAGCGCACCTTTACTGATAGAGTATTGGATAAGTTGGGTATCGAACAGGCTCCGGGCTATCGAGACCAAGCGAGCTTAGAGTCCACAATGAAAGTAGTCGATACAGTTGTAGATACTTTCTATGGCTATCAATCAACGGTAGACCCAACTGCTCCCGCTCCTGAGATGTTGTGGTCTAAAGAAGTAAAAGAAGAGGTTGCGGCGTTACAAGAGCAATTAGAGTTTGCAGAGACAGAAGAGGATAAAGCGCGTATTCAGAAACTGATTGACTCTAAGATTCCACAGATGAGTGCTGGCAAGACGATTCGCGGCTTGCAACAGTTTGTCCAGGCAAAGGGAATGGCGTGGAATATACCAGCGGCAATAGTAAACATGATCTTTGGTTCTATCAGTGTATTTAAACATGCTACTGGTCGTGCTGACTTTAATGAAGAACATACCCGTAAAGCAAGTATGCTTATGCTGAACTCATCGCTGAACAACATGACGGAGTCTGTTGGCAAGCGGGCTACGGGTACAGCATTGAAGATTCAGAATGCTATGATTTTGTTTGACGTGCTTAAGGACTTTACAGAGATGCGCTATGATGTGCGCAAATTTGTAAAGCAGGCCGGTGAAAGCGGAATTAATCAAGCTAATCGTCTGGGCTTTAACAAGTTGCGGATGTATGAAATTCAGCGTAGTTCTGAATACTTTGTATACGGTCAAGCAACTTTGTCTGTATTGCTGGCAACTGAAATAGATGGTAAGAATCTATGGGAGTTGATGGGTGAGGATGGCGTCATTGATATTGATGGTTACCGTCCGGGTGAAGAAAAGCATACAGCGTTGATGAATAAAATTGACCAGATCAATAAACGCATCCACGGTAACTACGACCCAAATAGCCCGATAGCTATCAAGAAGACACTTCTTGGTCCGCTGTTGATGCAGTTCCGTAGTTGGTTACCTGAAGCTGTAGCGAGCCGATTCGAAACGGAAAAGTATGACCCATACTTAGACCGTCAAGTAAAAGGCACCTATATAACTATGTTCAGCAATGAGTGGCGTAGGAATTTCAAGAGTATGATGCCGCTGTTGTTACCGGCATGGGTACGCACGAAAAATATGGATACGTTGTCCGAAGAGATTAGTGCAGTAGACCAGGAAAATATCCGAAAGTTTGCTGCCAGCTTACGCCAGTATATGCAAGTAGCAATTATGATAGCATTGTTACGAGCACTGAAAGATGATGAGGACGATGAAGACAGCTTGCGTTTGCTGAACTTTGGGTTGAATGTTGCTGATCGTGTAGAGAATGACCTGTCATTGTTTGGTAGTCCAGGTGCTTTCTTAGAGATGACTCAAGGAGATTTCCTTGCTGTTATTGGTACAGCCGCAGATGCTGAGAAGTTTATGGAAGCTACGGTACAATCGGTACAGGGTGATCCTACAATTGAAACCGGAGTATATGCAGGCAAGTCACGAATGTGGCACCACGGTAGTAAGCTCATCCCACATCTTGGCGCAGTACAGCGTTTAGCAAATAACCTCGATAGGGAGATGAATACTTAAACCCAAGTAATGTGTATGGTAAGAGCAATGTCTTTTAAGTCATTGAACTCTTGCCGTACAATGTTATCGATAACTGGGTACAAGTAACAATGTGCAACATCATCTTCAGACGTTTCGGTAAGTATGCGTTGTATGCCATTATCGCTCATGCCGGCATCTATGTGCATAAACCTAAAGTCTTTTGATACAACAGCTTTCACTACCTGGTGGTAGCGAGAGGGAGAAGATGTAGCCATCAGTAAGAAGATTAGAATCAGGATATACGAAATGTATAAAGAACCGATTATTAGATAGATAGCTAGTGCATATAACTAAATATATGTCAAGCATTTAATCTTCTTACGATTATGTATAGTGCTAGGTTACATCATTGGCGGTCAAGAATCTCTTTGATTCGTTGTCGGATATTGTCGAATTCCGTACCGGCAGGTATTTGAATTTGTTCCTCTCTATAAAAAGGGTCTAGTTCTGCTCCTTCACAAACTGTTCCATACTGCGAAAGCACAACCATGAAGTCGGTTACAGTGAAGAATCCATCACCGTTTACGTCTCCGTCTGTCCAGTACAGGTCGTCGAAGTATTCTAGGCAAAGAAGTAAGTCATTAGTACCTACTACCCAGTCGCCACTTACATCGCCAACACAGACTGGTTCGGGCGGTTCGGGCAAAGGATCAGTAATGCCCGGACGGAATACAGGAAGCACGTTATGTATTCGTTCTATTTGTCCAGCTGTAAAGTTGGTTCGACAAGAATCCACATAGTAATCCATGTGGTTATTAGGAGTGTAGTTATACAGACCAGTGGGGCATATTGGATTTTCGCAACTCCAGTTTATTTTAGTTGGTGGAGTGTCACATACACCGTCGCCACTTTCTTCACATGGTCCAAGGTCTTGTCCGCAGTACTCAACATTATTAAAGACGTGGTGCAAACCTACGTAATGTCCTACCTCGTGAATGAGCGTTTTGTTTTCCATGCGGGTAGGCATAGTTAGCTGATCGCCATATCTGCCATAAACATCTGTTCTTACCCAAACGCCATCCATATCTGTGGCTGTTGTGTATGCAAGCCATGCAAAACCTAGTATGCCGGAACAGAATTGCGGAAATATGTGGACATTCATGTAATGAGTCCTGTCCCAAACTAAGGGGCTGATGTAGTCATTAATCTGATACCAGCCAAAACCACTGTATGGTATACATGTATATGTGGGTTGAAGTAGCTGGGGTGCTGTAGGCCACTCGTCGAAATCGTGATACTCGATAGCAACGAGGTTAAATTCTAACAGCGCTTCTTCAAACTCCTCATTAAGGTGGTTATGTGCATCATAAATAATGTCTTCTGTAACATAGCTATTAGGGAAGCTATCAGTATGATGGATGTGTACGACATAGTTAATGGTCTCCCATGACGGAGGATCCATAAACAAGCCCATCATATTTATGTCTGCTGGCGGCTGACCTTCAAAGACTGCGCAAGAATCCTGCGCGTTGCCGTATAACCCAAGGAAAAGAAACGCAATAAGCTTAGTCCCGGTTTTTGTTTTTCTTGTTTGCAACATGTATGAAATGTAGGTAGTGAAATATTGCAGCCCAAATGAATGTCACCGCAAGTCCTACATTCAACATGACCTCTGTCCACGCTGGAGTCGAGAGTGTTAGAAAATTAAATAAAGAGCCGGCGCTAATACCGGCTAGCCCAGTCTTTACCATGATGCGTTCCCAATCTGGTAACTTGTAAAGTAGGCTGTTGCGCCCAAAGGCAAACACCATAAAAGCAGTAATGCTTACACAAATAGCGATATTGCAAATCGCATTAATCGTTGTCAGAGTCATCATAGCTACGCGAGTCTGGGAAGAGCCGATTGCTGAATAACTCAACTCCTTTTAAGCCTAAAAAGCCTAGTATAAATCCAATAGATAGTTCGTACTGCCTGTCAAAACCAGTCAAGTCAATAACGATAGGAGTGATGTAATTGGCAGATGCAACGCCGGTAATGAGAGAAAAGAAAGTGACTTTCAAATTGATAGCCGCTTTCTTACCAAGCATTAATAAAGAGCCGAATAATCCGGCAACGCTTATACCAACGTTGATTCCAATCTCAGCAAGCAAGTCTTTCATAAATAGAAGAGTTTACCGGCCCTGTCCACGGTATTTCTTCTTGTAATTCTTTGACTGCTTGTTGCTTGATGTTTTGGTTTTAGCGTGAACTCCTGGTCGAGATACGCTAGGTCTGTAGAGCTTAACTACTTCTTTGATCCGGGCCATAGACAAATATAGATAAATCCGTATCGAATATATACTATTTCTTAGAAATTCAAATAGGGGGCCTTACCGTTGTAAAGCCCCCTTGTTGAATGAAACTCTAAACAGTTAAAAATTAGAGTTGTGAATCTGACTAGAACTTTTCCAGTCGTGCGCCTGGTAGGACTTGAACCTACGACCAATGGATTATGAGTCCACTGCTCTAACCAACTGAGCTACAGGCGCATAAGATTATGCCTTGTACATATTTGCTACATCTGGACTAATGCCATAATCCAGCAGCACAATCTTGTTATTATAAGTTCCCCAGTTTTCCCGGTTATGCAGGTCACAATTGTATACCTCTAATTCAGGCACCTGTTTGATAACCTGCAACCGTGTGTATTCTAACTTACGTCGCGTTACAGTTTTATCTAGAGGTTTTACTCGGCGCTGACACACAATGCCGTTCCATTCCCAGAGGATAGGAACAAGCCAAGTATTACGTGGGTATTTTTTCCAGAGGTATTTTTCATTGCACCCCTGCATCCATCCCCGTTTTGATACCGGGAATTTGATTGCGTACTTGCCGATTAGTAGTACGACTCTGGTTGACACTTTGACTTTCATAGTCGCAATTGAATTTGATGAGCATCTCAATGTAGTGCTTTGCTTTTTGCAAATCGTCAAGACCGTTCTTCTGTTTCCAGCGGCACACATACTTTATAATGTTGCCTTCTAAGAATGGTATGTCGTTGATGCTACAGAATTCTGCGACATCAATCTTCAAATGTTCGTAGTGTTTAATTGCCATGCTCGATTTCTTCCTTTTTTAAGAGTCTTTCTACAAGCATATCTTTAACAGTTTCTGCAACTTCTCGCCAATCAATATCTGTAACTGCAGCTGATAGTATGTCTTGCATAAGCAAAGGTAGTGTAGCAATCTGTACATGACAGTCATAGTACTCTTCGAACCAGTCTAAACAGAAGGTCTCTAACTCTTCTAGATCAGGTTTCTTATCTGCTTCTATGTATTCTTGAGCTATTGCTTCCGGAATTTCATACAAGTGTGCTAACCAAGTTTCGTAGTTAGCGTGACCGTTATAGGTATTACTCATTTGTATAAGGTTTGTAAGTAGCCGGGGCGGGACTCGAACCCGCACGCTCCATTCGGTGCAACAGATTTTAAGTCTGTCGTGTCTACCAATTCCACCACCCGGCCTAACCCTTTACCACTCTATAGGGGATACCTTATGCTGTGATAAAAAGTTGTTACACTTCGAGAAGTGCTGACATCCAAAGAAGCCTGCATTTCCTCCTGCATATACCTCTGCAGCTGGATGAGGTGCAGTAAGTACAAGGTGTTTAGGGTTATGAAAGTAAGGGCTATATGCTTGGGCTTGTTTGCCCCATAGCATAATAACTAGGGGTATATCAGACTCACGCTCGGCTAATGCTCGTAACGTAGCGTCAATAAATCTTTCCCATCCCCAACCTTTATGGGAGTTAGCTGCTCCTTTATCTACAGTCAAAACTGTATTTAAGAGGAACACACCTTGATCAGCCCAATGTTCGAGGTTACCGTTATCTTTTTTTAGCCTGCCAACCGTTCCTTTTATTTCCTTTTGGATATTACGTAAGGACGGGTTGATCTTAGGGCTGTCACCTACATCGAATGCAAGTCCGGTAGCTACACCGTTGTGATACGGGTCTTGTCCAAGTATTAGAACTTTGACTTCGTTGAGGTCTGTTTTCTTGTAGGCTCTGAAAATATTACTCCTTGATGGGTACACCGTTCCATATGTATACGCTGCGTTAATTGTGCTTTGCAGCTTATTCATATAGTCAGCATTGAACTCTGCATTTAGTTGTTCTGCCCATTGGGGTCCTACTACGTTTTCATATGTCTTCTGGCCCATTGTATACTAGACTGTGAATACATCCATTTTGGATTTCCATTGAGTTACCCCAGTTGTTATTAGACATGTGGAAAGCAATGCGTCCAAGTAGATCATCAATCTCTTTAGAACCAACTCTGAGCCACGTGTCATCGATTTTGAATACATCGCTGGGGTACTCCTTGTTGGTTTGTACGGCGACAATGTATACTTCAGAGACTGTGTATTCGGGGTACGCTTCTTCAAGACACCACTTATACCAAGCAAGCTGCCTGTAGTATTTATACATACTCAGCGTTTCGTCAAAGCGCCCGATAGGTTTCGCAGTCGTTTTGAGGTCAACTAGAGTAATGGCTTTATGCTCATGAGAAATCAGAATCCGGTCTATTTTCGCTTTGATTGGTATGGTTACGGGAATGCCCGCGTCACCAATCACTTCGGTTTCAAACTGGATTTCTAGTTCTTCTTTAGTTTCATCAAAGGCATTGTAGCCACGTTCTAGTATCAGCTGAGTTGCAACCGGGTGCATTTTGATAGACTCAATGCATCCTTGTACAACATGGTATGTTGCAGGATCAACAATCTTCTTACCTCGTGTGCTGTGTAACGCATTCCAATACATTCCGCCTTCTTTTACGATTCTATTAATCTTAGTATGTAAGGCATACTTCGGATAAAAATCAGGCGGAATTACTGCTTCCCATGTTTCATCTTGCAGATCTGCTAGTTGCATCAGTATACACTCTTCGTTCAGAGGTATATCTCCATACAACCGATTCCACAATGCATCAATGATTTCTTGTGTCTTCGGCCCTGGAGTGTCAGAAGGCACAATATCTAACTTGCCGGGTTCTAGTAATTCTTCATGAATTAGTGTTCCGGTTTCGAAAGATTTAGATGGCTTCTCATCGAGTTCGCCATTTAAAAATTTGATAAAGAGGCGGGGACTTCCCCCGCTCTCTGAATCAATGTACGATAGTGAGCTACTGCTCACTGCTTTTATATCAAAGTAACTCATAAAAATAGAGATAGTTGAGCGCTGGTTAGCTCTTTGTATTCTCGGTCAGTAAGATACTGCTCGGTGGTTAGATTAAACCAAAGCTTTTCTCGCTCATCCCATAAGAAATCGTAACCGTAATCTCCGTAATGTTCTAGCTCTTCCTTAATGTCGTCAAAGATAGTTGGAGCTTTAACTGCGGGATATATTGGTCGCTGGTAATGTGAGTAGTCAGAGTAGAAAGTCTTGCCGTTGTATTCAGCACTGTCGTTGAAATAAAGCCAGGCATCTACAGATAGCCCGTTGTCTAGTTCAATTCTAGTCTTCTCACGCGTATACCATTCGGGATGGTTTTCTAATCTGTCTAAACGTGCGAGTGTGTGATCGTCAACTGCATACACTTCGACAAAGATATTGTGCCCATCTTCTCGTGGTTTGCTACTTACAAATGGGATACCATTGCAGACCATAGCAAACTGTTCTCGCGTCGACCCGGTACTAACCAAGGTAGCGGTTGAAAGCAGGCTGTTGTTGTTCCATCCTTGTCGTAACGTGCCGTACACAGCTACAAGATGTTTGCCGTCTAGAACATTAGGTTTGCTGTAGTACACGCCGTCTTGTTCGTGCCAGTGACCTATACGATTTACATATACCTTACCAGATTTACTGATACGTGTGTATGCAAATCTACTATCTGTAAGCGACAGGACATCCTTCCAGGATTGCCATGGTGTCTTACGTAAGGTATCAGCTACAAACCGAGTATCCGATTTATCCTTATCCCACATGTGTGGTACAGATACTGTACCGTTATGAAATAAGTGGTTGTGTTCATTGATTTGTACAGGGTGTACATTATCAATGTTCGTCTTACCTACAGTAGTAAGACGTGCATGAAACACAAAGGGCCGCTCTGAAGTCAGCCAATCTTGTGCTTCTATAATATCCATGGTCTTATAGATTTCACCGCTATCCAGCATCTGAATGCCAAAACCATCCGGGTTGTAAGACAATGCTTTTGCTGCAATGTCTTGATTAAGCTTCTGTTGTCCTTTCTTGACTATAATCACACACATCTAAAACAAGTTGAGTTCCGTTATTATTCTTTTTATTAGGTTGTGGATGAACCATCATACTACTTCTAACGCTTATCGGTACAAGTTTTCGGATACGAGTATATGTTTTCCATTCCATATACTGCTTCTCAAATGCCTTGTGATATGCAGTAGCAAGCATTACTTTCTCACCATAATTTTTAGGGTATAGTGAAAAGATATGCTTACCCAATGGGCTATTTGTATTAAGCAGATCCTGGTATATACTTTCCCATTTCAGGTCATCATACCGGTTAGAAACAAATAGAAGTTTGAGTAATTCAACCCTCCATTCCAGTTGTTTCATATGCTTAATAGCACTGAAGATTCGAATCTCCATACGGTCATTAGAACCAAGATTGATAGCGTTATATCTATCGCGGTAATCGTCCTTGTTGAAGAATCTTGCATACCCCCGCTTCTTTGCTCGTTTAGGATAGAGCGCATAAAGAAGTGGGATAATTTGTGCAGCCTTTTTGGTGTACCATTCTTGGTCTTTATCTCGTACAGATACCGTCATATGTCCGCCGCACCTATAGCTAGTGTTGCGGTGAATGAGATAGTTCAGTACTGGATTGCCTAAGTCTTCCTTATACTTATCATCGTTAAGGTTGTACACTGGGCTAATTAGCTCAAAGCCATCATGTCCTAATGAACCGTCACGTTCTGCTCGCCAAGAATGTGGAAGAAACTGCTGGCGGTCACCCTGATAAGCTTGGCATATCATGATGCCATTGTCATCTTCTTTCTCTGCTTCGATGCCAAACCTATACGTAGTGTTTGGACTAGTTGCCCACGCCGGGCTACTGCTATGATAGCCATATAGCAGACCGTCATGGGGACTGTATGGCGCTTCTTCAATCAGCGCGTCATACATTTCCTGGTCGTTTACCTCGGTTGACATGGGTCGTGCATATTGTCAAAGTCATTAACTAACTGAATGAGTCTAAGCAGTAACATATCTTGAGATATGGCATCGTCTTGAAAATGCTTAACTGCTTCCTTAACCTTACACATGCATGTGATTGCGTATTGTTGGTCGCCACCTGCTAGTCCATTGGATATTTCCTCATGGAAGTGCTCTTTTAATTTGCCCATACTAAATTGAATAAAGGTGTGTGGGGTCTGGGATATCCAGACTTAGATTTTCTGCTGCCCATTGCCTGATATTGTCTATGTAAGACTTGAATTCTTTTGTAGACATATCGCGTGTTGAGCGTTTAGTTACTGCAATCACTCGTCCACTTTCAGGGTGATAGATTTCTGTTTTTGCAAACATCTCTTTCATTACCTCGTGGATTAGATCACGTGTTAGATTACCGGTTTGTCCAGGCTGAATATCTGCAGCTTGGTAACCGGCTTCTTCAAGAGTTTCTCGAAGCATATACAACAGGGTGCCCCAGTAGTATCTGTTCTGGGGATTGGTTCTTAATCGGACTGTATTGATTATGATTTCAATGTCGTGTCCTTCGAGTTTTTGTAGCTCGTTGTTGAATTGAAGGTCTTCATATGGAATGATTCTTCCATCTTGAACCTTCGCAGTCACATGTATCATGCATAGAAGTACTCGTGCTTTCTTGTGTCTGATGTAATGGTAAAGACTAGCTTGCGTTCTTCTTCTGTTTCTACAGGAAAGAACTCCATGCTTGCTGCTTTGCTAACATACCTGATGTTGTCATCTGGAATAATTTTCTCTTGGACAATCAAGTCTTGGAATACTTTGAGGTATATCCATTTGTTATCTAAGTCCCAGTCTGCTTTACCGGGTACATCATACATCGCACAGCTGATTTGAATTGGAAACTGTTCTTTAGGAATCTTTCTAACCTTCCTCAGGTAAGGTCGGAAAGCATCCTTAATTGCATTAACAATCTTGACTCGCATGACTGGTCGTGTGGAACCAGCATAAAAATCTTGACCGTTAATTTTCTTCATGCGAGGAGTGTTGACACTCTTGGCATTGCGGATAATTGGTTGCCCATCATTAGTACATAGGCGGCCCTTTCTGTCAAAATGGAACGTCGGATCTTGATACTTCTTGGGTATTCGGTCCTTTTCCGTGTAGTAAGTTGGCCGTCTCCGATTGCTCATCTTTACGTGAGTGATGAACTCCGGCACTGTGACCGTAACGATATGTGCCATATTGTAAATATATAAGCTCATTTACATAGTTCTTACCTGCAGAAGCTACCAAATCACTTATGTCTTTGGCACCATAGTTTTTAGTATTGAATCTACCATTAGTAAGAAACATGGGCTGTATACCATATCGTTTTCGCATATAGTTTGCCATCGTTACACCAGCGCGGTCAAAGTCATACAAGCTTACCACTACAGGGGCTTCCATTAGCAAAGCGCTAATCCAGTTTTCATCTGGATACACCGTCTCAGACTGTGGAGCAAATGCAGTGATTCCAAATTCGTGCAATACAAGAACGTCTTTCATACTTTTTGTTATGACGACGCCATCACTTGTGTCGCGTGGAACTTGGTAACCTTGTACTACACTACAGTTACACATAAACCGATTGGTTTTACGTTTAGGAAAGTAGATTTTGTACTGCCCATCTCCAAAGTCGTAGGCATATGCAGGATCTCCTTTCTTATATCTGTAGATAATCTTGCCATTCAGCCATACTACCTCAACTGGTGGCACACGGAAGTGTACTAGGGTTGCTTTGCTAATTCCAAATTGAGTCCAAAACTCGCGGTCTTCTTCATTGAATGGTCGCCGCTTGATATCAATTATGGTTTCCTTACGTTGGAAAGTAATAAGGTGCGGATAGTCCTTACGTTCTACCCGCACCCCATCAATTAGCCCAAAGTCATTTGCTATGATTTCTAAAGCTTCATGGAATGAACAGTTGTAGATGTGCATCACAACCTTGAAACACCCACCGCTAAAGAAACCAGCAAAGTCTTTGAATATCAAAGAGCCTTCCTTGGTGTAGAAAAATCCGCAAGTCGGATTCTTATCTTGTCGTAATGGACTTAAGAATCGTTGGTGCAGTTTAATAGGTACGCCTAAGTAGCGTTCCATAATCTGCTCCTGACTGTATTGACTGAGGATATATTCTGCTGTAAGGTCAGGCTTTAGTTGATACATTACCAGGCCGGTTGTTCCTCTGCGCTTTCCGTGCTAGTTTCAGAACTTTCCCATACGTCGCCCGAACTATCTGGCTGTACTGCTTCGACAATATCCCATTTGGGATCAATTGTTAAGCTGTTAGGCTGCGTCATAGGTTGAATGAAAGGCTTGAATGCGCGGTTTGGAAATGTTGTGTACTGACTGTTCTTCTTGTATACAGTCTTAATACGGCAAGGTACGTTGACATACGTATCACCAACCATTTTAATTACACCCTCCGCAAATTCTTGGAAGTTGCTGGCACGGAACA